AAATCGTAAAGTCTTATTTTACCATCCCAAATACCATACTTGTATTTTTTCATAAATTTATAACCAGGAACAAAAAAACTAAATTTTTCGTATATCTCCATCATAATATCTTTTTCACATATTACCTTGATGAAAAGTTCATTTATTTTATCAATTTTTATCATAAATAACCTGTTGTTTTTATTAATAGATTTAAAAAAGAAGTGAAATCGTTATATCAAGGAGTAGTTTCCTATGGGTTTTACAAAATACTAAAAATCACTTCTTTTTTTAATTGTATAATCAATCAATTAGAAACTACTTTTTAATGATTTTCACTTCTTTTTACTTTCCTTGACTCCAGTTTAAAAAGGCTAAAGCATTTCTAAAGTGATGTGATCTTTGATTCAAATTATGGTCAATAAAAGACTTAATTAACTCGATTTTATTTTGTGAATTAACTAAATTTCTTTTAACATTACATAAGTCATTATCTGCATCTAAATAAAAATCTAAATCTTGACGTTGTAGTTTAAGATGAAAAGGTTCTTTTTCATATACTTCGTCATTAGCCTTTCCAAGATAGTATTCTACTTTTTTACATTTTAATTTCTTGTATATTTCTTCTAATTGTAAAAGTTTTGTTTTTTCTTCTTGCCACAATCCAAGATATTTGGCGTGTAATGAAATTACTCTAATACTCTCTTCTGCTATTTCACTCATATTAACTTTACTATCTTTTACTATCATTTCTTGAATATCAAGCATCTTCAAAATTTATTATCCTCAAATATACATTAATTTAAAATTTCTCTTTTAAATTCAAACCACTGATATCTAAATTCTACATTAAAACTTATGGGAGTAGGTGTTAAATTAGAACTATCAAAAGATACTTCACCGAGCATTGTAGGAAATGCACCATAGAAACTATAAGTTAAAAGAACCTTTTTATTGGCACTTAATATATGAAGTTTAATATCCTTTACAAGATTATGCCAATCATCATCATCAATAAAAGATCTCATCCAATTACAGAGTTGTATATAATTTTCAAAATCTTCATCCATTAAAATAACAGTATTTAAAGAACTCCACTCAGTGACATTTGAATATGTTGCTGTCTGATGATGTTTGTAATAAAGTTCTTGACCAGTATTAGAAATAGATGGAAGAGTAACTTGCTGTAAGAAATAATTGGTTGTAGAATAACTAGGAATTTCTAATTTAAAGTTTGTATTAAATGCAATATTGTAATTTGTAATATTTTCCATTATGACAATTTTCCTGATTTAAAATATGTTTTTGCTTCATTAGATAAAGGCTTATCTAATTCTTTATTTTTACCTGTATCTATATTTTCTTTTAACCAAGAATTAAAATTTTTCATTTTATATAATAACTCCCTTATAAAATTTACTATTTTGTAAATTTATTAAAAATAAAATACTATTATATTAATAACTTACAACTATTTTAAAAACAGAAGACAATAGGACTCTTTGCCACTTTTCCTTTCCTGTCCTTGCTTGTCTTTATTTTTCTTTTGTATTTTTACAACCACTTTACAACACTTGTCTTGTCTATATTAATCCTTTCCTTGAAAAGGATTATAACAGTTCTTTAACCGTTTGTCAAGCGTTTTATTAAGCATTATGATTATTTTTTATTTATAACCAATAAAAAAACCCTCCGGAGAGGGTTAAAAAACTTCCTTGTTTTATTGTTATTATATAGTCCTACTTTTATTTATACTTTTAAAAATTTACATTTTAAAAACCAAATTGCCACAATCCCATATCCTATCAAAACCATTAACCTTCATATTTTCCCATTCAGTTAGGTCAGGATTAAATGTTTCCAAAAGATTTGGAAGTTTGTGCTTTTGATATTTCATTCGAGATTCAAGTCCATTCTCTCGAAGATACTTATAACCAGGATTACTACTTTTTTCCAAGGTAAAGTTATTTTTAAGATAAACATTACCAATACTATATCTTCTATCCGCGTAAGTTACAACATCACCTTTATGATGTTTAAAAAGTTTTGAAAAAGCACCAATAACAGATGTGTTATTTTTAACACCAAATCTTGTTAATTCTAAGATTTTATTGGAATCAAATCTACAAATAGAAAAACTTATTGCCGATATAAGTTCTTTATTAAGGAATAAACCATAATTTATAGCAGACTTTATTCCTCCCTGTATATGATTCTTTTCAAAAAATTCAAATGCTTGTTGAGAAGAAATTGATTTAACAATACATTTTCTTGCACCTATTTTATTCTTAATTAACCCTAATTTATTAATTATCATAGAAGATACTATATCCCATTTATCTTCTATTTCTATATCCCAGAACTGAAGTAATTGAATTCCTTTCTTTTCACAAGCAATAGTTTTATTTAAATGGTAATTCCTATCTTTTCCACTTAATTCTGAGTGCCAATAAATTCCATTGACTTCTATTGCTAAAGACTTGGAAGGAATATAGATATCTAATTCTAATGGAGAAATAATAGAACGAGTGTTAATTTCATATTCTATTTGATGTTCATTTAAAAGATTGATAACTCTTTGGTGAGGTTGACTGATTGGACTTTTGAATGTCCAATCTGGTCTAAATTTGTGAGCATAGATATAAATTTGAGATAATGTTAATAAATCTTTAAGAACAGTTTTAACCGACAAGAATGATTCTTGATTATTCCACCACTCTTGTGAATTGATAGATTTAAAAAATAAATCTAGTTCCTCTTCAGTCATATTTCTTTCTTTTGATAAAGACTTTTTTCTAATATCAAATGACTGCATAACATTTTCAGAACCATATCTTTCAATGTTAGTTTGCTTTACTTTTTCTTGAACTTCTTTAGACTGCATTGGATTTTTAATCCCATATCGATCTAAAAAAGTATTTTTAATTTTTTCTTGGACTTCTTTTGAAGAGTATGGATTTTCTACTCCATATTTATGGAGACAGGTTTGCTTTACTTTTTCTTTAAGTTCATCAGACTGTAATGTAAAACCATTATATTTTTCAACCATAGTATTAAATACACGTTCTTGAACTTCTTTAGACTGCATAACATTTTCAACACCATATTTTTCAAGACAAGTTTGCTTTACTTTTTCTTGAACTACTTGAGAACAAGCAGGAGCATTACCTCCATATTTTTCTTGACAAGTTTTTTTACGTTTTTCTTTAACTCTGTCAGAACCGATTAATAATTTTTAATTTATTAGAAAGAGCATCTTTTTTCTCTTTACTCCATTTTTTATTTTTTTGAGATTGAGAAAAAATCAATCGCTGACACTCCGAAGAACAATAAGTTCTATTTTCTGAAATCTCTTTACAACATTCAGGATTTTTACAAATTTTCATTTCATTTTCTCAAGATGATTTATAATTATAGATTATACAACAAACTTGAGAAAATGTCAAGCGTTAGGTTTAATTAGCAAACTGCTCTGGTGATTCTTAATTGTCCTGCAAGAATTTTTGGCGCACCATCACCATTATTAACTGTCTTTGGCGTTGTAAGATATGAGACATAGTATAAATTACCCGCAGTTTGAGCATCGTATAATCCTGCTCCAGCAATCGTTCCCCAGTTTGCAGTTGGAACATTATAAGTTAAGTCGCTAATATTACTGAACTCGCGGTTTGCTCCAGAAGGTCCTTGCCAACCATTTGAAGCAAGAACTTGAATACGTCCATAGTTTGTTCCAGATGTTGATACTTCAGTTCCGTCCAGTTCCATCAAGCGCAGGAACAGTTGTGAAAAGAGCCACCCATAAAGATGTAGGAGCAGTCCAGGCCGTATTTTTCAATAGGTAATTCATTTGAGCATCGTGTAAATAGTTTGAAGTCGTGGCACTTGGCATATTAAAAGTCCTTTGGTAATTGAAGGTTGATTGACATTTATACAAATACTTGTTATTATATTTATTTAACAAAAGAGAAATAACAATGGAAAATCTAAAAGAATTATTAATACAGTTGTCATTTAAAGATAATAAATTTTCGAACAATATGCTTCGCTCAAATAGTAATAAAGAATTAAGAAATATCATAGAAAAAAAGACTTTTTTTCTTCCTATTAATTCACCTCATTCACAAAGAGCTTGGCACATCTTTAATAATACTTATACTTTTCCTTTATGTATTGGAGGAAATAAGTTAAGATTTATATCCTTCGATCAAGGATATACAATAAAATGCAATAATAGATCTGATTGTTCTTGTTGGAATAATGTTAGAGAACTCTCATCAGAAAGAATGAAATCTGGTGGGGCTCAAAAGGCATATAAAGCACGAAAAACTCCAATTTCTGAAATAGCTTTAAAAGTATCTAAAACTTGTGAAAAAAATAATAGTCCAAGAGGAAAAATGTATTACGATTATATTCAATTAAAAGAATTAGAAACTTGGATTCAGCAATTAAACAATGATGAAATTTCAATAGAAGAAGTTTTTAATGAATTTCATTGGATTACTTCTGATTCGACTATCAAATATTTTTTTAAGAAAAATAATAAAAGATTGAAAAAAACAAGATCGCGTGTTCAAAAAAAGATGGAAATATTTTTATCTGAATTAAATATAACATTCAAAGAAAATTGTAAAACAGTTATTCCCCCACTTGAACTAGATTTTTTCTTTCCTGAATATAATCTTGCAATAGAAATTGATGGACTATGGACTCATTCAGAAGTTCAAGGTAGCAAAAATAAACATTATCATCTAAATAAAACTAATCAGTGTAAACAAAAAGAAATTACATTACTCCATTTTACTGACGATGAAATAAATGATAAATTTGAAATTGTATCATCTATGATTAAATCAAAATTAAAACTATCTAGTAATAAATTAGGCGCAAGAAAATGTAAGATAGTAGAAAATTATGACAAAGAAATAATTTCTCAGTTTTTTAATGATAATCATATACAAGGTAATGTTCCATTTACAAACTCTTTTTCTCTTTTATATAATAATATAATTGTAGCATCATTATCATTTAGTAAACCAAGATTTAATAAAAATTTTAATTACGAAGTTTTAAGATTTGCTGTCAAAAAGGACTGGTCTGTTGCTGGAGCGTTTTCACGTTTAATTTCTAAAATTAAAGGAAAGATAATTTCTTATGCTTCGCTTAATTATTCTTCAGGAGAAGTTTATACAAAAACAGGATTTAATCTATCTCATATTTCTCCACCAAATTATTGGTATATTGATAAAACATTTTCTAAAAGAGAATCTCGTCTCAAATATCAAAAGCACAAACTTCCAAATATTTTGGAAACATTTAATCCTGACCTAACTGAATGGGAAAATATGAAGATTAATGGTTTTGATAGGATATGGGATTGTGGTAATTTGGTTTTTATAACGAATCCAAAATCTGTTTCTTGCTATCTATCATAAAGAGCACTTTTGATCTTTCATTAAATTTTTCCATTGAACATCTGAAAATCCTAATAAATTTTTTATATCTTTATTTTGCTGTAACACAGATAAAGCATCTGGAATAAGATTTACAACAATTTCATTTTTCCAAATAATAAAAGGAAAACACCACGATGATCCTATAGTATCTCCTTTCATTAGAAGTTGTGATTCATTATACAAAAAATTGTATTTTATAGTGCTAGGATATTTATTTAGATTTTTATTTAAGTCTAATGCTTTAGAAATAGAAGAGTGCAATACTGATGCTGACCAAACAAATATATCAAATGCATTTGCAGAGGAATAAACCAAAACTCTCCAATCATTTGAAAATGCTTTCATTGAATCAACTACTTCTTGAGATAAAAATGACTTTGAGTATCTTGATATATTCAAGTTCCCTGTGTGTTCATAAAACATCATAACATCTGTAGATTGTCCTTTTTTAGACGCTGGGGCTTTAATCATAAACTGAGTAGCCCCAGGACTATTAAAATCCTCAATAAGATTTACTCTTATAAATTGATCAAAAGTTTTCATTTACTTTTCCAGGCATTTAAAAGAATAGCAGGACTTGACTTTGTATCATACTCATCTATAAATTTTCCAACCCATTTATATCTTTCTATAATATTAGGCAAGTCTTTTAAGAGACTACTAAATGACTCATACGGCATCGGTAGAAAATCATCAATACTTGAACTATCAGGATTCTTAACGGTGTGCATTAGAGGTGCAAAATAACTATCCATCCCTTTATTTTGAGCAAATGATAATCGGCCATCAATTAACTTACATTCACCGCAAAGAGTTAGATTTAAGTTGTCATATTGAACTCTAGTAATAATTTTTTCTTTAACAAGTTTATTGATAGCATCATCGTGAATCATTTCCATTCCATTCCAGACATAAATCTTTTTTGTTGCTGCAACGGCACAAAATCGAACTGCGCCATTTACTAATCCAGATTTATTAAGATCAATTAAATCCTTTGAAGATGGATTTTCATAGATAGGAACAACCTTATCTCTTTTTGGATAATCGGCTACCCATTTTTCTTGTATAAATTGACTAAATGTTTTCATGTTGATTTCTTCTTATACTTGTAGGTTTGATAATATTTTTTTAATAGGGCCGGACTTGATTTTGTATCATACTCATCTATAAAGTTAGAAACAAAGGTATAGTCATTTAAGATCTTATCTGCTGCATTAATAAAACTTAATACATCATCATAAGGCAAAGGTATAAAATAGTCTTGATTTTTCTCAAATCGCTCATTATTCACTAAAACATCTATAACATCACCAAAATAACTATCCATACCATCATTATTTTCAAATGTTAAATAACCACCTTTTAATTCACATTCACCGCAAAGAGTTTGATCTAAAGATTGAACAGATACAGAAGAATCAACAATTTTATTCTTTTGAAGTTCCTTTAAAGCATCAGAATGAATCATTTCCATTCCAGGCCAAACATAATTTTTTTTCAACTTTTTAATTGCCATAAAACGGACTGAACTTCCGAGAAAGACCACTTTTCTTTAGAGCAACTAAATCACTTGAAGATGGATTTTCATAGATAGAAAATAAATTAGATCTTTTTTTAAAATCAACAACCCATTTTTCTTGTATAAATTCAAAGAATGTTTTAACCATATTAATCAGACACAATAAAATGACCAGAATGTGCTTTCTTCTCTCTATCAGTAGCCTTTCTGGTAATAACACTAGAAGTCTTATTTTTTTCAGATGAAGGATGAAACTCTGAAACTTTCATTGCTCCACTTTTAGATGAGTGAACAATAGTATGCACTCCATCTTTCTGAGTATGTGAATGGATAGTTCCTCCGCTTTGTCTTACAATAGACTTATGAACTTTTGCTGCGTGATCTGGCAAGCCGGCAACAATATCGTGAGACTCATTGATGTGATTTTGGAATTCTTCGAAATTTAGCATTTTAATACTCCACTATTGAGTTTGTTGTTTTAAAGTCTTTTTTACGCATAATAGTTTTCATTGTAACTTGTAATTGATGTTTATCATTTATATCAATTACAAATGGAAGATTTAATGATGATTGTATATCTTTTAATACTGCTTGATTATCTTTCTGTGACTTTATTTTTTCTCCATGATCTTTACTTATCTTTTTAAATAACTGCTGAAGTTCAGATAGTTTAATACAAGGACTATTTCTATCATCCGATATTCTATCATTAAAGTGCTTTGAAAATTCAATATCAATTCCCCATTTATTTAAAAGATGGTCTGCAAATCTTTCTAAATCATCAATATGTTTCTGAGTATAAATAGCGCACTGAGACTGTTGCTCACTTAAAAGATAGTCTGTAAATGAGATCATATTGATTCCTTTTTCTTTTATTTATAGTTTAGGGGTTTAACTATTTAAGAGTTGAATCAAATCTTTTAAAAATGTTTGTGAAAGCGAGTTAATCCAACTCTATTTGTCTCTTTATGACAGATGAGACACGAGCATCTTATTTGTACTCCTAATTCTCCGGCTTCTTTTTGTTTATTAGTCCTAATGCGAATTTTCTCTTTAGCCTCATCTGAATGAGGAGAAAAATGTGTTCCACCAACTCGTTTACGCATATCCCTTATCTTTTGTTTTGCTTCTTCTGAATGCTTTTTACCATAATTAGGATTGCCAGAACCTTTATATTTTTCTGATCGTCTTTTTCTTTCTTTTTCTGGTAATGGATTTATTCCTCGATTCCATGCCGGTTTGCCAAACATCGGGTGCTCTTTACCAGATTTAAAAGCATTTGATGGTATACATCCCTCTGTATTCCATTCAACACCGCCGGTTACCTTTGTTTATCCATACACTCTTTTTAACTGCTTTAATCCTTCTTAATACTTTATGTTCCCATAATCTGGCATCATCACTTGTATCTGTATTTTTTCGTGTTTCAAAAACTCGTCGAATTTGAACAACATCAGGTTCTCCAAATTGTTCTCTTAAAATCTTAACATCCGGTGAACTGGTGTGGTAAGAAACCCAAAATTGATCGGGGTGACAATTTTTAGCATATTTAACTCCGATAATACCATTTATTTAAAGTTTTCCAGCCAATTAAATATGTATAAGGTGTTTTCATAATAGTATCTCTCCAATTGATTAATACTATTATTTATAGTCAAGGATTGAAGTGTTATGGATTAAAATCTACGGATTGATGTCCACACGGGGGGCCACTATCTTTCTATGAACATTAGAGTTATCATAGTGGTGTCCATCAACTTGAACATCATAATTTCCCCCTACGTGCAATTCATAATTTCCGGTGTACATATTCCTTGCAATTTCCATATACCTCAATATAACTATTGCCTTTAATCAATAGATGATTATCACCATCAATAGTGCACATCCCATTACCCCAAACGTGTAGGTGCTCGTCCTTTTCAATGATAACGTGTCGTTCATTTAAAACACGATGAACTTCTAATCCAGAGGGATGAATCTCAGTGAATGTCCCTTTCTTATGTTGTAGGTAGTATCTCTCTGCTCCAGGTGTATCGTCAAATTCTTCGATATGTCCTGTGTTTCCTGGAGGAGCGTTGCCGCTAACATCAACGTGAGGTTTTGGTTCAGTTTGTCTTACGTGATTATATGGATATTCTGCTGCATAGGGAGTAGGAGGCTCTTTCCATTGTCCACCAAAGGCTTTTGATGCTGTATCAACTC